GTGTCGCAATCCTGTTCCTCGGCCTCTGGGCTATGGCGTTCGGGGTCGCGGTGTTTGCCGTCGCCTCGGCCCTGTAGTATTGTTGGGTTCCGCTCTTTCTGCTCTTTCGCTGGAACACACACTCATTCCGTCTGAGAAGCGGGATGGGAAAGGATACTCTTTGGAAGAACAAGCCCTCTACGTGAGGGCTTTGTTTATTTGTGCTACTCTGTTGACATGCCCGAAGAAGTCACGCCCGGTCCACCACCTGAGAAGGGACCGCCACCACCTGAAGTCCTGACCGCGATTGAGGAGGTGTGCGGCTATCTGACAGAGGGCATGAGCTTCAAAGACTCGGCCCAGCTTGCAGGCTATCACCGTGACACCGTGTACGGATGGGGCGAACGCTATTCCGGCATCTCCGACTCCATAGAACGGGCAAAGCTCGAAAACAAGCGTTGGCACGTCTCGAACATCAAGAAGGCCGCTGACAAGAGTTGGCAAGCGTCGGCGTGGTATCTCGAACGTGTGCATCACAAAGAGTTCTCGCTGAAGTCGCAGTTTGAGCACAGCGGGCCGGACGGTGGACCCATCGAGCATCACCACACGATCCTCGACGAAGCGAAGAAACGGGCCAACAAATACGCCCCGCATCAGCCTGATTTCAACGTGAAGCCGCCGAATTTCCACAAGGTCGATCGTTCCATCGGATGAGTGACGTACTTCGCTTACGACGAATGGCTCGCCGATCTTGAGGCTGTCCCGCCAGAGCAACAGGCAGAGTTCATCCGCCTATCGTTGCGTCCGAAGCACATGCTGCACATCTTCGGTCGTCTCTTCTTCCCGCAGGAGATACCCGAAGGCGAGGACGTGCCCGCCTTCCACCTGGAGCTGCACGAGGAGCTGGCCAAGCCGACGAGTTCGACGATCATCATGCCCCGTGGCCACGCCAAGACGACGTGGGCACGCATCGACACGATCCACGACATCGTAAACGGCCTCGAACCGTTCCTCGTGTCGTCGGCCCGACCATGACGGACGGGCAGATGTCGCTGGCGTACGTGAAATCCCAGCTTGAGACGAACGAGCTGCTGCGGATGGTGTACGGCGACCTCGTGCCGCCTCCCGATCCGAAGCGACGCCGCAAGTGGTCGGATTCCCACATCGAAACCCAGAACGGCATCACCGTCATCTCTCGTGGGGCCGGGAAGGGACGCGGACTCAACGTGAAGGGCCGACGCCCCAGCAAGGTTCTGCTCGACGACATGGAGAAGGACGAACACATCCAATCCGAGGTGTACCGGCAGAAGCTCGAAGCCTGGCTGTTTCGCGTCATCGTTCCCTCGCTCGATCCGAAGCGGGGCAAGTTCAAGATGATGGGGACGGTGCTGCACTTCGATTGTCTGCTGCTGAAGGTGTTTGCGAAGTACGGCGGGATACGCCGGGCCGCTCTGGAGACGGACAAGAAAGCGGACATGGACGGTGAACCGATCTGGCCCAGCCGTTTCACCCGCGACAAGCTCAAGAAGATCCGCGAGGAGATCGGGACGTTTGGCTTCGCTCAAGAGTACATGAACGACCCGATGACGGACGAGAACGCCGACGTAAAGCTCGCGTGGATTCGCCGCATTCCCGAAGTCCGTCTCTTCGACGATCACGACAAGCCGCTGGCAAAGTTCTACTCGGCCCTCGATCCCGCCATCAGTCAAAAGGAAACTGCGAACGATGCGGCTCTGTGCACCGTGGCACGGATGGATCAGCCCCACCCGGACGGGCGTATGCGGATCGTCGTGCTGTCGGGGGAACGTGGACGGTGGGGCACGTCGGGGATGATTACCCGCAGCAAGCGAGTCTGGGACCGATACCCGCATCAGAAGTTCGGCGTCGAGACGGTTGCCTTCCAAGAGGTGATGCGGCAGCTTCTACAGGCGAACGGCGTGGGGGCCGCACCGATCACCCGTAGCTCGGCGGACAAGCGGACCCGCCTCCTGGCGATCATCGGCCTCATCGAGTTTGGAAACATCGAGTTCATGCCCGGAACCGAAGACCTCATCACGCAACTCGTGCAGTTCCCCAACAGTGACAAAGACGATTTGCTCGATGCGTTCGTGGACGCGGTGACGATGGCGAAGGGCGGCGGTAGTGGTGTTTACTTCGGCACGCTATAATCGCAGCGTCTTCCCCGCCTCCCGATGCAATTCCGCATTCCATTCACAGATACGAAAATCGCCATCGGTCAGACGCCGGAAAGCGAAGGACGGGGCTACAGCCGGGGAAAGTTCGCCACGGACACCGGCCACGACACTTCCGGGATCAAGGTCGATAGCCGAGCCCTCTACACCGCATGGCGGAACAGCGGGGACATTTACGCGTGCGTGCGTGAAATTCGCCAAAACGTCGGTATCGGTGGCTATCACTGGTACGACCCCAACGACCCCGAGAAGGAACGCCCGGCACCGCCGAAGCTGGTGACGCTCGTAGAGAGCATATTCCGCTATGAGTACGGCAGCTTCCGCCGGTTCAAAGATACGGTACTCGACCCGCACCTGATCGCAGGCAACACGTATTTGGAGAAGATTCGCAATCCAAACAAAGAGATCATCGGCCTCAAGGCTCTCGACCCCCGGACGATGGCGATTGTCACCGACGAGTTTGGTGTGGTGTACCGTTACATCCAGGTCCACCCCGAGAGCGACAGCAAGGTCGTCGAGCCGGTAGTTTTCGAGCCGACAGACATCATTCATTGGAAGCACGGCAGCGATCCGAACAATGAGGCGTTTGGCTTCTCGCCGATGGAAACGATCCTGTGGGACGCCCGTGCGGACCTCTCGGCAATGGTTAGCAATTACTTCTTCTTCGAGAACAACGCCGTTCCTGCCGTTCAATACATCCTCGAAAAAGACCTCTCACCCGAATCGGTCAACGCCATCGTTGAAATGATCCGCAAGAACTTCAAGGGAGCGAAGAACCGCAACAGGGCCACGGTGATGCAGGGTGTGAAGGAGATCAAGCCGGTCGGAATCTCACAGCAGGATATGCAGTTTCTCGATGGCCGACGCTTCACCACCGAAAAGGTATGTGCGGCGTTCGGTGTTCCGAAAGTCATGCTCGGTTACACGGAAGGAGTCAACTACACGAACCACGAGGGGCAGACGATGAGCTTCTACGAGGGCACGGTGCGGGAGTACGAGACGAGCTTCGAAGAGGACATCATCAACGGCGACCTGATCCCGTCCCTCGGCCTCGAAGGACAGATCGCGTTCGCCTTCAAGACCGCGAACTTCGATAGCAAGGCGACCGTGTGGGACCGTGCTATTCGCGGTCGTGCCGCCGGGCTCGTGACCATCAACAACGCTCGCAGGCTCGTGGGCCTCGATCCCATCGACCCCGCGGTACACGGGGATATGGGCGATGTCATCATTCTGGGCGAGGGCAACGGGGCGGTGCCCCTGACGGACGTCGGTGTCGATCCGGCGGACCCGCAGCAGCAGGCGGACGACCTGGCAAATAAGATTGTCGATCTGGAACAGTACAACCGCAGCGATGTACGAAAAGGTAGCTAACACCCTTCGGCTCCCCGCCGAAACCGTACGCCGTGCGGTGTGGTGGGCGGAGTACAAGGCGGCGGGCCTCCGCCGACCCAACGGTCTGTTTCTCTCCGTCCACGAACGAAGGATCGCGGCCCGGCTCCACCGGCACCTCTTGGCACAGCAGCAGCATGTCTTGGACAGCCTGGCGTCTCTATCCGTGTTCCGCGAAAAGGGCGTATACCGCGTGCACAAGAAGGCTTTGGGCGACGAGCTTAAGCGTCTTGCCGACGGTCTTCCTGACGGGGAGGAGATGGCTACCGCGATCACCGCAGCGGCCAGTGTCGTGATGCTCAAGGGCGGGCGGAACTCTGTGAAGAAATACAAACTTGCAAAGTTCGGCATCTCTTTCGATCTCACGAACATCCATGCAGTGCAATATCTTTCCGGCGTCAAGACGCTCCACCTGAGCGACCGCCAGGGCAGCATCGACAAGACGACGAAAGACCACATTATCGACATCCTCCGCAACGGGATCAATGACGGCAGCACGTACACGGAAATGAGCAAGGTGATTCGTGAGCAGGCGGACGAGGGGATATTCAGTAAAGCACGAGCACAAGCCATCGCCGTGCATGAGACGGCCAAGGCGTACGAGTTTGGAAACCGGGAACCATTGCGGGAGTACGAAGGACGGACGGGGGATAAGGTCTACAAGAAATGGGTGACGGTCGGCGACGACAAGGTGACGCCCGAATGTGCTGAAAACGAGGATCAGGGCTGGATACTGCTCGACGTTCCGTTTAAGAGCGGACACGCCACTCCTCCGCGATTCCCAAATGTGCATTGCCGCTGCACTACCGCGTACGAGTTCGCATCAACGTTGCATCTTGTGGATTGAGGCGTATGATCCGGGCCAATGTCGAAGCCGCAATACTTCCAACTGGAGGTTAAAGGGTACGAACGCATCAAAGAAGGCGTGAAGATCAAGGGCTTCGCCTCCACGCCGGATTTCGACCGCCATTCAGATATCGTCTATCCGACCGCGTTTCAGAAGGCACTTTCGCAGTATCAGAGCACAGGCAAGAACATTCCGCTACTCCGTTCGCACAATCCCGACCGACCTGTCGGCAAGATCCCGACGGACGGCGACGACGCTCCGCGTGTCATCGACAAAGGCTTCTTCATTCACGGCATCGTTACCGAGAAGGAGACAGCAGAGCAAGTAGAAGCGGGTGAGTTGCAATGTCTTTCTGTTGCGATCATCCCTACCGACTTCTCGTTTGAGATGATCCCGACGGGCAAGTACGAGAAGAGCACAGGACATCAACTCTTCACCGAAGCACGGATCATCAAAGAAGTTGATCTCGTCGAAGTCTCGGTCGTTGCCACTCCCGCGAATCCAAACGCTGTTTTCTCGCTTGAAAAAAGCGTACAGGATTATTTCACTTCCCATCCCTCCCCCACTATGGAGCACACGTGCGACTTCTGCCCTGCCGACAAGAAAGACCGAGCGTCCGGCAAGATCGGTGATCGGTTCATTTGCAAGGGCTGCATGAACCGCGTCGAATTCAAGGGTGAGAAGGTGGAGGAACTTGAGGAGCCGAAGACGGAAGAGAAGCCCGCCGAGGAGCCGAAGAAGGAGGAGACCAAACCCGCTACTCAACCTCAGTCTGAGGAAGCCGTAGAAACTGCGGATGAAAAGCCCGCAGCAGAAGCCCCCGCTGAAAAGGCGGCGGCGAAGGACGGCGACGAGGACGAAGAGGAAGAGAAGATCGTCGTGACGCCTGAGCAAAAGCAGGTGCTCACGAACCTCCTCGACACGCTCAAGGCTGTCGATGAAAAAACGGTCGTCCCCGCTGAGGAGAAGGCCGTCGATGTCGAGTCTAAGGCTCTCGACATTATGCTTCCGGTGATGCTCAAGATGGCTCAGGCCGTCGCCGAGCAGCAGAAGAAGATCGACGCTCTGGAAGCGAAACTCGCCTCGGTCCCCGTCCGCAAGGGCAAGACCATCACGTCTTTCCAGCACACCACCGTTGCAACCGAAGAGGAGAAGTCCTCAGAGGAAAAGGGGGTGTCGTTCGCGTCTTGGCTCAAGACCGCCGCGAAGGACGGAGCCGTTACCGTCGGTGACGACGAGTAATTGAGCCGTTTTTATCCCTCATTTCTCCCCGTTCCCTTGTCTACCGCTACACGCGACTCACAAAAGGACATCCTCAAGATTCTCGACGCCCTCGGCATCGAGAAGAAAAGCAATGAGGCCATGTCCTCCGCACAATCGGGCTATGGCGACGAGTTCGTCCCAACCGAAATGGCGAGCGAAGTCATTAAGCTGGCTCGCCAGGAAGGAACCTTGTTTAGCAAGATTCCCTCTGGAAACATCATCGAAATGCCCTCGCAGCCGTACGAACTGCCGGTAGAAGGCGGCGACCCGACGTTCTACAACACGTCTGAGCAGACCAACGTCACGGGCACGGCCGTCACGACCAGCAAGGCCGCAACCGCAAAGGTGACGCTCACCGCTGCGAAGTTCTCCGCTTCTGTCTACCTGTCCGGTGAACTGGATGATGACGCCAAGATTGCTGGCGGAATCCAGAACTACGTGCAGACGAAGCCTTGGCAACTCCTTTGCCGAACTCATCGACAAGGCACTCATCAACGGCGACACCGCCACGGGTGCAAATACGAACGTCAACTTGATCGACGGCACGCCGACCGCCGGGGATTACTACCTCGGCTTTGACGGCCTCATCAAGAAGGCGTTTG